TGAATATAAAGAATTGTGTGCGATTGGTGCACATTTAAGAAATGCCACAATGGTTGAATGTCCGCATTGTAAGGTAATTGGTAATGAACCTAACATGATGCGTTGGCATTTTGATAATTGTGAAACGGTTTTAAAAAACTGTAAACAATGTGGATGTGTTATACCTAGGCAAAACGTAAAACCTTTTATTTATAACAAAAAAGATTATTGTAATCGTAAATGTTATATGGAAAGTAAAAAAGGAAAGCCTTTTCTTATTATGACAGATGAAATTAAAGACAAAATTAGCAAATCTTGGATTGGTAGAGATATTACTAATTACAAAAAACCGAAAAAGAAAAAATGAATGAGTGATTTGGTTATTAAAAAAGTCAACGAAGCTTATATAAAAATTGACTGTGAAAAACATATATCAAAAGAATTATCCGAATATTTTCAATTTTATGTTCCTGGATATCAATTTGTTCCAGCTTTCCGTAACAAAATTTGGGATGGAAAGGTGCGCTTGTATAACCTTCAAAATTCACAAATATATTATGGATTAATTTCTTACATTGAACAGTTCTGTGAATCAAGAAATTATACATATGAATGCGAAAACAATTTAGATACGGAAGACGAATATTCAGAATATCATGCGAAGAAATTTATATCAAAAATTAACCCACATGCTCGTGGAGAGCCAATTGAAGTCAGAGAACACCAAATTGCTGCCTATGTTCACGCAATGCAAAACAGAAGAGCGTTACTCTTATCTCCAACAGCTTCAGGCAAATCGCTTATCATCTACTTGTTGTTCCGACAACTCCACGAATACCAAAATTTAAAAGGTCTTATTATAGTTCCAACCACTAGTTTGGTGGAACAATTATATTCTGACTTTGGTGATTACAACAACGGTGAAATGTTAAACGTTCACCGAATCTACCAAGGTAAAGAAAAAGAAACCGATAAACCTCTCACCATTTCTACATGGCAATCTTTATATAAGATGCCAAAAGAATACTTTGAACAGTTTGATTATGTAATTGGTGACGAGGCACATAACTTTAAAGCACAATCTCTTACTTCTATTCTTACCAACTGTGTGAATGCCAAGTATCGTATTGGTCTAACAGGCACTCTTGATGGTACAAAAACACACAAACTTGTATTAGAAGGACTTTTTGGTCCTGTTCGTAAAGTAATTACCACAAATGAATTGATTCAACAGAAAGTGGTTTCTCAATTTGAAATCAAATGTCTTGTTTTAAAACATTCTGATGAAATTGCCAAAGAATTAAAATCTAAAACTTATGCTGAAGAAATTCAGTATCTCATACTCAACGAATCTCGTAATAAATTCATTAAAAATCTTGCAGTTAGCCTTGGTACTAATACACTTGTTTTGTATCAAATGGTTGACAAACATGGCAAAATATTGTATGATATGATTAGAAACACAGAACGCATAGGCGATAGAAAAGTGTTTTTTGTTCATGGCGGAGTTGATGCTTCTGACCGTGAAGAAATTAGAAGAATTATGGAGATTGAAAAAGATGCTATTGTTGTGGCTAGTTTTGGTACTTTTAGTACTGGTATTAATATTAGGAATTTGCATAACATTATATTTGCAATGCCAACTAAATCAAGCATACGCACTCTCCAAAGCATTGGACGAGGCCTACGACAGAGTGAAGGCAAAGAAATTGCAACTCTCTACGACATCGCAGATGACCTCAGAGTCGGCAAACACATGAATTATACCTTAAAACATTTCGTGGAAAGAACAAAGATATATAATGAAGAGCAGTTCCCATTTAAAATATACAAGATAGGACTTAAAAATGCTTGAATATAAAACACAAATTATTAAACTACAAAATGGAACTGATTTGATTGCCAATGTCTGTATGCATGGTCAAGAACATTATGTTTTGGATGAACCAATGGAATTTGGTGTTGATTTTCATGGTCAATCTGCTGGTTTGGTTATGAAACATTATTTGCCAGTTCAGTTATTAAAAAAGAATCAAATGGAGATTCATGCCAAAGATGTTCTCTCTGTGATGGATCCTGATGATGAGTTTTGTGAATATTATATTAATACGGTATCTAAGATAAAAGCCTTGTTACAGGCAAGAGACATCGTGAATGAAATGACGGATGAAGAAATAAGTGAAGCAATCAATAACTTTGAGGAAATAAATTATCATGGTAATACAATACATTAATACTTTCAACCAAAGACATACTCGACTATACACACTTGTCAAGCGTATGTCAACAACATTATGTGGCAATTATGGCGACTAAACAAAAACATTACATAAACAATGCTGACTTTCTACAAGCCTTAATTGATTATAAAGCAGCACAGAAAGATTGTAAAAAGAAAAAGGCACCGCCTCCTCCTATCCCAAATTACATTGGAGAGTGTTTCATGAAGATTGCAGAAGGTTTATCACACAAACCAAACTTCATTAATTACACTTACCGTGATGAAATGATATCAGATGGTATTGAAAACTGTCTAATGTATTTTGATAACTTTGATCCAACCAAATCAAAGAATCCATTTGCTTACTTTACTCAAATTATTTACTATGCCTTTTTACGAAGAATCCAAAAAGAAAAGAAACAGACTTATGTAAAGTATAAAGCCACAGAACAAATGGGTATACTTGATGAATTTGAAATGCTTGAGTTTGAAGATGGTACCACAAAACAATTTGAACTATATGACAATATTTCAGAGTTCATTGAAACCTATGAAGAAGCCAGAGAAGCAAAGAAAGCGGTAAAGAAGCCCAAAGGTATTGAAAAGTTTCTAGGAGAATGATATAATGTATAAAGTAAGTTATTATCTGACTGGCGGCGCATTAAGGTTTAAGTCATTTCATACCTTTCATGAAGCGTCCGTATTTGCCAACCAATTAAAACCAGTTGATTGTATATTAGAAATTAAATATTATGAAGAAGTTAACAACAAAAAACCAGACAGGAACTAATGTAGCAATCATTACCGACCAACATTTTGGAGCTCGTAATGATTCAATACATTTTTTAGATTACTATGAACGGTTTTATCGAGATACTTTTTTCCCTTCCCTTGATTGGAATGATATCGATACCGTTCTTATTCTTGGTGATACTTTTGATAGACGCAAATATGTAAATTTTTATTCCTTGAAACGAACCAAGGAAATGTTTTTTGATGAATTAGCCAAACGGAACATTCAAGTTCATATGTTGGCAGGTAATCATGATACTTATTTCAAAAATACCAATGATGTTAATTCGGTAGACCTGTTACTCAAAGAATATAATAACATTACTGTATATGATAATCCAACAACAATAAACATTAAAGATACTAAAATCTGCATGATGCCTTGGATTTGCGCAGAGAACTATGAAGAATCAATGTGTGTTTTATCTGAGACTGAGGCTGATATTGTTATGGGACACTTTGAAATTGCCGGTTTTGCCATGAATCGTGGCATGCCATCACATGAAGGATTGGATCGTGGAATTTTTAGTCGCTTTGATTGTGTTTTTTCAGGTCATTATCATCACCGTTCTTCTCAAGATAATGTTCGGTACCTTGGAAATCCCTACGAACTCACATGGCAAGATTATAATGATCCTAGAGGTTTTCATTTGTTTGATTTGGCCACTCGTAATCTGGAGTTTATTCAAAATCCTAATGTAATGTTTCATCGTATTGTCTATGATGATAAAACGGAATCAATTACAGAGATTAATGGAAAAGATTTAAGCAAATATACTAACACATATGTCAAAGTGGTTGTTGTCAACAAAACTAACCCATATTTGTTTGACAAGTTCATGGCAAACTTATATGCCGTAAATCCAATTGATATTACCATCAATGAGGACTTTACAGACTTGACAGAAGGTGTAGAAGATGATATGATAGACCAAGCGGAGGACACATTGACTGTAATGAACAAATATGTGGACTCTATCGAAGAAGAAAGTATTGATAACAACCGTTTAAAAGGTGTTATACGTGAACTATATGTCGAAGCTTTGAATACAGAAAAAGTATGATTCTATTTGAGAAAATACGTTTCAGAAACATTTTATCAACAGGTAATGCGTTTACTGAGATTTTACTAAACAAATCTCCTAATACGTTAATCATTGGTCATAACGGTGCAGGTAAGTCCACAATACTTGATGCATTGTGTTTTGGTTTATTTGGTAAACCATTTCGTAAAATTAGTAAGCCATCTTT